TGTGGGAGCTGGTTCCTCGGCACGCAAGGCGAAGAGGGCAATCATCCGAAGGGCGCGGCCGTCTCAATCTCGCGCGAGAACCTGAAGGATAACTTGTGGGCGGAGTTCGCGAAGTGGATCGGGATCTCGCCGTTCATGTCGTCATCGTTCACCTGGACGAACGGCCGCATCTTCGCCAACGATCACCCGGAGACGTGGTTCATCAGCGCCCGCGCGTGGCCGAAGTCAGCGAACGCCGACGAGCAGGGCAAGACCCTGAGCGGCCTGCACTCAAAGTATGTCGTCATCCTGGTCGATGAAAGCGGCGCGATCCCGACGACGGTGCTTCGCGCCGGCGAACAGGCGCTCTCGACGTGCGTGTTCGGCAAGATCCTCCAGGGCGGCAACCCGATCAGCCTCGAGGGAATGCTGCACGCCGCGGCGAACGAGCTGCGACATCAATGGTTCATCATCCGCATCACCGGCGACCCGGACGATCCGAAGGCCTGGGTGCATTCCCCGCGCGTCGGCGCTCAACCGCTCGAGTGGGCGAAGGAACAGATCGCGACGTATGGCCGAGAGAACCCGTGGGTCAAGAGCTACATCCTCGGGCAATTCCCGCCACAGTCGATCAATTCGTTGCTGGGCCTGGAAGACGTCGAGGCCGCGATGGCTCGGCACCTTCGAGGGCCGGCTTACGAGTGGTCACAGAAGCGCCTCGGTGTCGACGTCGCGCGATATGGCGACGACCGCACGGTCATCTTCCCGCGGCAAGGCCTGGTCAGCTTCCTGCCGGTGGTCATGCGGCACGCGCGAGACTCGGCGGTCAGCACCGACATCGCCGCTCGCGTGATGATGGCGAAAGCGCAATGGGGCAGCGAGCTCGAGTTCTTCGATGCGACCGGCGGCTGGGCGGCCGGAGCGGTCGACGTGATGCGCTCGAATGGCGTGAACCCGATCAATGTGCAATTCCACGCCGACGCCCTGGACCCGCGCTATTACAACCGCCGCGCCGAGATTTGGTTTCAGATGGCCGAGTGGATCAAAGGCTCGGGCGTGCTGCCGAAGAGGGCCGAGATGGTCGCCGAGCTGACGACCCCGACCTACACGTTCAAGGACGGCACGTTCCTGCTCGAGCCGAAGGAGCTGGTCAAGAAGCGGCTCGGTCGGTCGCCGGATATCGCCGACGCGCTGGCGCTGACGTTCGGCCTGCCCGACATGCCTCGAGAGATGATCGCAAAGCTCCGGAAGCAGGCGCACGCGACGACAATGGACGACGTCGCCGCCGCCGGCGGGAAGGCCGAGAGCGGGTATAACCGTGACGACTATTGAGGATCGAGCGCCGGATGTCGACGTCGACCTGATCGCCGACGAAGACGATGATGATGACGAAGGGCCATGTGACGTCTTTGGCAGGAGGACACGATGCAGGTATCACTATTCACGCGCGTCGCTGAGCGCGATTGGGACGAGGTCAAGGCGCTCGAGATTCCGGACATGCAGCCGCCGCCGAGCGTGATCGTCTGGGGCGAGCGCGTGTTTATGATCATCCCGCCGGCGTTTTCGCCCGGCGACGGCACGACCCCGGAGTATGGCGAGGTCTTCGCCTACGTGGTGCCGGAAGCGCCCCGCGCATGATCCGCGCGGCCACGGTCGACGACTTCCCCAGGCTCGCCGAGATGGGGAGCAAGTTCATGGCCTCGAGTCGCTACGGTGACTTCCTGCCAACAACGCCGAAGATGCTCGAGGCGCTGCTCGCGGTCATCACCGAGGTCGGTGTCGTGCTGGTGTGTGAGCGCGTCACGCTCAAGGTGCCGCAGCTCTCGTATCCAGGTCGAGCGCCGATCATCGCGGCCACGGAGGAACACCCGGCCATCGGCAGCGATCACAACCTCGTCGGGATGATCGCGCTGGTCGCGCTCCCGCACCCGATGACCGGCGAGGTCTACGTCGAAGAAATGGCCTGGTGGGTCGAGCCGGATCACCGCGGCTCGGTCGGCCCGCGCCTGCACATCGCCGGCGAGGAGTGGGCCAAGGCCAAGGGCATCAGCCTCATGCGAATGCTGAGTCCGGCTGGCTCAGATTTGGGCATATACTACGGGCGGCGCGGTTACGTCGAAGTCGAGACTGCCTGGGTGAAGAGACTCTAAACATATGGGCTGGATGACGGCACTGACGATCGGCGCGATGGTCTATGGCGCCGTGCAACAGAAGAAGCAGACGAACGCCGTGAAGAAAGCGGCGGAGGCGCAAGCCCAACAGGCACCGCTCGCGCCTGCCCCGGCCGCCACGTCGCTGACTCCGCCCGCCCCGCCGTTGCTGGATCCTGGCAAGAAACAATCGCTCGCGAACGGTGCCGCCCTGAAGCAAAAGAAGAAAGCGGTCGGCGGCTCAATCCTCACTCGCCCGAAGGCACCCGTGTCGAACGCGATGCCCGTGGCGGCGCGAACGATGCCTCGATCCCTCGTCGGCGGTTACTGATGCCGCGATACACCGGATCCGATCAATCGAAGCGCGACCGCCTGGCCGCACTCGCCAACACGCTCTGGTCAGAGCGAACGAGCGGCTTCGATCCCCATTGGAGCGAGCTCGATCAATACCTCCTGCCGCGGCGCACGCGGTTCTGGACGGGCGACAAGAATCGCGGCGACAAGCGCAACGAGAAGATCATCGACTCGACCGGGCGCTACGCGGCCCGCACGCTCGGCAGCGGCTTGCACGCCGGGCTGACGTCGCCGGCGCGGCCCTGGATGAAGCTCACCACGCCGAACCCGGAGCTGGCGAAGATCCCGGTGGTGAAGTATTGGCTGCATGAAGTGACCCAGCGGATGCTGACGATCTTCGCGCAGACCAACATCTACAACACCTTCCCCATCGTGTATCAGGACATGGGCGTCTTCGGCACCGGCGCGGTCGCGGTCCTGGAAGACAGCAAGGATCTGTTTCGGTGCTACCCCTACGCGCTCGGCAGCTATGCGATTGGCGTCGATGCTCGAGGCCTCGCCTGCACGCTGGTGCGGAAGTTTCAGCTCACGGTGCGGCAGGTTGTCGAGGAGTTCGGAGTTTCCGATGACGGCAAGGATATCGACTGGACCAATATTTCGACCATCGTCAAAAACGCCTGGGACAAGGGCGAGTATCAGACGCCGGTGCAGATTTGTTGGATCGTCACGCCAAACGAGGATTATGACCCCGACGCCTTCGGCAATAAGTATCTGAAGTTTACGAGCTGCCACTACGAGGACGCCTCGACCGAGAAGAATTTTCTCCGCGAGTCCGGGTTCCGTTCCTTCCCGGTGATGGTGCCGCGGTGGGACATCACCGAGGGCGACAGCTACGGCACCGACTCGCCTGGCATGACCGCGCTCGGCGACGTGAAGCAGCTTCAGATCATGCAGAAGAAGCTCGGGCAGGCCATCGCGAAGATGGTCGATCCGCCGCTCGCCGGGCCGACGTCGCTGATCACCCAGAAGGTCAGCCTCCTGCCGAGCGACATCACCTATGTCGATCACCGCGAGGGCATGGGCGGCCTCCGCGCGATCCATGAGGTCAACCTTCGCATCGACCATCTGACCAACGACATCGCGAACGTGCAATTTCGGATTCAACGCGCGTTCTACGAGGATCTGTTCCTAATGCTCGCCCGCTCCGATCAACAGCGCGGCTCGACGCCGATCACGGCTCGCGAGGTCGAGGAGCGCCATGAGGAGAAGCTGATCGCGCTCGGCCCGGTCCTGGAGCGCACGAACGACGAACTCCTCGACCCGATTGTCGACCGCGTGTTCGAGATGATGGAACGCGCCGGCCTGATCCCGCCGGCACCCGAGCAGCTTCAGGGCGTCAACATCAAGCCCGAATACGTCTCGATTCTCGCCCAGGCCCAGAAGCTCGTCGGCGTGGTCGGCCTCGATCGCTTCAACCAGAACGTCCTGGCGATTGCGCCGGTCGTGCCGAGCGTGCTGAACAAGGTCAATTACAACCGCGTGATCGATGACTACGGCGACATGCTGGGCATCGACCCGAACATCCTGCGGTCGGA